TGCACTAAAATGATCTTCAAGCATTCTAATGAATATGTAATTATTTATACTATTTCCTAATGATGTATTAGGAGCACCACTTGCTCGACTAGAATCTACTACATATATGGATGGATCAACTCTGCCACACGCAAATATTAATGGTTCTGCATATTTCATTGCATATTGTTCAAAAGCTGGATAAATTGTTCTATAAATACGTTGTTCACAATGAATTTGTATGTCACGTGTTGCTGCACTTTCGAAAGCTGTATGATCTATAATATAACAGTATTCAGCGTTTTGTAATCTTTCACTAATTACTCTAGGCCTTTCGTCATAAGATGTTTTCTTTATAGTTTCTTGTAAATTGAAAAACGCATGATTAAAAGCGCCGAACACAACTCCTAATATATATTTATCTACATCTGATGCTCCTGTAATATTTCTAGGTCTTTTATATTCAGGGTAAGATTCGTCTTTTATAAATGCTCTAAATCTTGATTTCTTAGCTATAGGATTTGTCAAACCTTTCATATGTAATTCTCCATCTTCATCAAAATATAATTGTTCCCAATTTTCACGAAGTAATGTTAACCAACTTATGACTTCAGCGTCTTTTCTTACTTGTTTTATAGATTGTTTTTGTTTCGTAGTATAATTTCGTGTATCTATATATTCATCCATAGCATCTAAGTTAAATATTTCTTCGAATGGAGGCATCATAGGAGCTATTTTATTTACAATTTCATCAGCTATTTCATCCATTTTATCATAATCAGGATCATAAATCTCAGTAATATTTGATTGACATACACGTTCTGTAACTGCAATATCTTTATTGATTTGACTATGAAGATCAAAATGTTGTACATCATCTACACCGACATCAAATTTTCTTATAACATAAGTTTGTTTATCATAACTATGGCCTTGTCTTATTAATTTGTAATGTTTGTATCTTGGTCTTTTAGAAGGAGTAGGGAAGTTGTAATTTTTACCAAACTCATCATCTTTGAATTTGGTAAAACCATGCTTAAATACAAATTCCCCATTTAAAAATCCTCATTAACATAATTGTCAGATGCAATATACATTCTTTTCTCTATGTTATCTATATATGTTTCAATCCATTTTGTATCAGCTGCTTCCAATTTTTTACTTAATTTTTTAAAATCTGAATTAAATACTTGACTGACTATATAACGTTGAGGACTATTTAATTTACGATCCATAAGTGGTGCCATAATAGTATCTAAGAATCTAGATTTCAATTTGTCATCTTCTAATTCATTAAATTTAGGTTTCAATTGACTATATTTTTCATTTGCAAAATCAATTAATTCAGTTATGTATTTATTCTCGGCATTTTCTATTGTTACCTTTTCAATTTTGTCATTTTTATAACTCTTGAACCAATTGTATATATTAATTGACATTTTTGTAGTTAACATTTTGTACACTGCATATCCAAGATAAACTTTTACTGTGTCGATAATAGATCTAGTAGTTTTAACAGCTGAATGCATCCAACTATCAACAATACGTATTAATGTAGGTTTGTCTGAGGCGCTAAAGATAGTATCAAACGTTTGTTTAAGGTCATTGCATAATTTGACCAATCCTGAATTTGTCTGTCTACCAAAAAGAGTTATATTATTGTAAATTTCATCTATATAATTTTTAAATTGCGTAAAATTTAATAATTCATTATCAAAAGTTGTGAACATTCTATCGATGATGGTAACAATAGCTTTTAATATAGGAGACTGGGTTCTTAGTGATATTGTAAATAATTTATCTTTCAATCCTGCAAAATCAAGTGTCTTTTCAGCAATTTGAGCAAATTGTCTCTCAATAAAGGTATCAGTGCTGGCATTATAAAAGTATGACTGGAAACTATTTTTAAATTGTTCTGATAAATTATTGATTCTGTCGCAATACACATGCCCTAATTCATTATGGTATGTATTTTCTAAAAAGTGTTCAACAACTTTACGCTTGATTATTGTAATACCGTAAGTAAACAAATTATTAATTTCTATATTTGTTAGATCAAATTGAGTAAATCTTGATAATATTGCTCTAATATCTTCATTTTGTGGATTATTATTACCAGCTTTAATTAATGCAGTCACACACATATCTATTGCAGATTCACAAATCCATATTTTGTTTTCTTTGAACTCTAAACTGATGGTTTCATTCTTTTCGTTAAATTTAGGTTTAGCGCCTTTAATCATATATGCTCTTATTAAAGTAAAGATACCTTTTTGGTCTTTAAAATAACTAAATTTTGGTCTTACATCTCCAAAAATGATATAGTCAATAAAATCTTTGAAAGAAGTGTTTGTTGGTAAAAGGTTATAATATTGTCTATAACATCTATGGAGATCTTTGTATGTGTCACTTTCATGATTATCTAATTCAGCTAATACATCTAATTTTTCTTTGGGGTATCTAAATTTATATTCATTCTCTCCTTCTCTGAAATCTTGTATATTATAAAATGCATTGGATTCAGACTGATTGACATAAGCATTACAAGCGTTCAGTGTCTCTAGGACACAGGGCATGTTACTCG